CACACAAAGATAGATACATCGAAGTATCTTGTTAAGCTTGCGATCGCTTCTATTGCCGAGCCTAATCTGTACAGTGCGGAATTGCAGGACAGTTACGGTGTAAGGACTCCCGAAGAGCTTTTGCTTGCCATGATAGACGATCCGAAAGAATACAGCGCGCTTTTGGAGTACATAAACAGCCAAAATGACAATGAAAGTATGCAGGATAAGATAGATAAGGCAAAAAACTGATAACCGGGGGCGACATTGAGGCTGTGTATGCGTATTATGCGCTGCACAAGCTGAAAATGCTGCCCTCGCAGTTTGCGGGTCTGGAGAAAAACGAAAAGGCTTTTGTTATCGCCTGTATCGACATCAGAAATGAAAACGAAAAAAAGGCTGCCAAAAAAATGAGGAAGAAATAAAATTGACTGCTGTCACTTCTTGTGGTAGAATGAGGAAAAGGGGTGACAGTATGGATGACGGGAAAAAGGCTTCAAAAGTGATGGTTAATACTATATTGACGGATGTTTTGGTGATACTGGATATAGTGATAATGCTGTTTGGTTGGTTTTGGCTGATGCTTTCGGATGATTTGTTGATGCTTATCGTGGGGCTTATGATTTTTGGTACTTTTTATGTCGTAGGTTTCACAGCAGCCTTTTTTGCTTTGAAAAAGGGGAGAGAGTATGCAATGCAAGCCGATTTTGCCGAAGAAATAAGGAATAATGATAACATTGCTGCAATATTTTTGGCGGTCTATAATGTTATTGCCGCAATCCTTTTTATAGCTAAACTGCGTGCGATGTTTGCGGGTGTCGGATATTTTATAATGTGCATTATATGGGAAACTATGCTGTTTTTCCTGCCGTTGTTTATAATGATAAAATTTGGTCTATCCGTTGGTTGGAATATAAAAATAAAGCCGAAAGAAAAAACGATGCCTTACAGTAAAAGTCAATTGGGCAAAGAGAAAATAAATAAAGAGGATGAATATGAAAGAAAAGTAAAAGAAACCGCGGCAAGAAGATTTAATTGCCTTTGGATAGATAAAACGGGTGTTGAGCAAGATACGATCTATACTATGTTTTTTGGAGAAAATGAACTTATAATATCGGGGATCGGTGTCAAATATACCCTGTTATATGATAAAATATATGATATTAAATTAGGATTATTTTCTGAAAAGGTACGGCTTATAATTGCTTATGCGGAAAAAGAAAGGATAAAATATGCAGTACTGCATATTGAAAACAGGGATTATAATGATTTAAGAAATTGTATTTTAACATTTGTTAAAGATGGTAAAATATGCAGAAAGGAAATGTCTGTTGAATTGGGAGATAAGGACGAGCCGAAAAATCTTGTTTGTGAGGGCTGCGGCAGCACGGAAATCGAGAGAATAGGCGGGGTTTATGTGTGCCCTTACTGCGGACGAAGAAGAAAATAAGTAATAAGAAAAGTGCTTCTTGATTAAAGGGGCATTTTTTTATTGGGAGGTGTTATTGATGGATGCAGTTGAATTAACTGAAAAAGCAGCCGGGAAGGTTGAAAATAAAATTATTGAATGGGTCATAGATACATTGGTGGGATATATTCCGGGTAGCATAAATTTGTATGAACAACAATTAAATATACAAAGGAAACTTGCGGTTGGTTTATATAATAGGGATATCGGAAGTTATACGCTTATAAAAGAAAAAGCAGAGAATATACAAGATAAAGGAATTTATACAGATGAAACCATGATAGAAGGGGCAATGGATTTATCAAAGTATTTTGATGATGCAAATGCCGTTGCTTCAATGATGGACACATTGAGTGATTATGCGGCGGGAATGTCGGGCGGCGGTGCTGTGGATGCGGGCGCTATGGCAAGGTTTGCGGACAGCATAGGCAGGATAGCAAAAGGTGATTATGCCGAAGCGGAGCAAAACGGTTTCAGAATAAGCGATGCACAAAAAGCCGTTATTGAAAAGCTTGTTCCCGAAGATCGGTATACGGGAATTTATAAGGATATGTCGGATGATATGAGAAGTGCGGCGGTAATAAGTGAGGTACTGAATCAAAATGTCGGCGGTATGTATGAAACGGCCAGCAATAGTCCGCAGGGGACGGTTGCAGAATTAAAGAACAGCTTTTCTGTTTTGGGAGAGGAGATCGTAAAAGAAGTTTATCCGAGTATGGGAAGATCGGCGGAAAGAAGATACGAAAACGATTTTATGCTTATGGAACAAATATCGGATGGAAAAACAGAACCGATAGATAAATTCAAAATGTGGATTGATAAAACAAGGGAAAAAATAAATGAAATATTTGAATTGATCCCGATAAGGAGAAACATTGCGGAGGATGTGGTATCAAAAGGCGTTGACACTTTCGAGAAAAATGACAGGATAATGAGTTTTTTTGTTAGGGAAAGTTATTCGGGCCATGAAGTACAGACAATGAAGGATGTTTATAATAGCCAAGTTTGGGAAAGTGAGGAAAGACGGCAGGCGAGGTCTGACGAGATAGTGTCGAGGATGGCGGAGGCTTTCGGAAAGGATATTATGCCTGCGGAGCGTGCGGCAGGTATGGAGAGTGAGTATTTTATCGGGGATATACCGAGTGTAGAGGAGATATATACCGAACCGTCGTTTGGTGCGGGTGGCGAGAAGAGGGTCGAGGTCGTTTTTGAGAGCGGAAGCATTACAAACAACATTTCATCGGAGGCGGATGTTGACGAGATAATGGACGAGTTTGCAAACAGGCTTCGTGAAGCGATAACGACAGCGGCAGAGGGTGTATATGCGTATTGATAAAAGGAAAGGAGTGGCTGTATGTACTATTTTTTTATTGACGGGGCGCTGTTACCCGTTACGCCGTCAAAGGTAACGATAAAGGTGAAGAACAAAAACACCACGGTCGATCTTGCGGACGGGTCGGAATACAATATTTTGAATATGAAAGGGCTGACGGAGATAAGTTTTGACTGCCTTTTGCCCAACAAAAATTACCCGTTTTCATTATACGAAAGCGGGTATTTAAATGCACAATATTTTTTGGGGCTGTTTGAGCGGCTTAAAAACGAAAAGAAGAAATTTATGTTTTGCATTGAAAGGGGCGAATACGGGAGGACTGTAATGTTTTGCAGTCTGGAGGACTATTCCGTGAGTGAGAGCACAAGCGAGGGATGCGACTATGTTGCTTCGTTGAAATTAAAGGAATATGTTTTTAAAAAGACTGTTGTGGTGAGTGAGAGTGCGGACGGCGATACGGCGGCGGTGGTGTCACAGCCGCAGAGGGAAACGGAGAGCGCAGACAGGGAATACACGATAGTGCAGGGCGATACTTTGTGGGGTATTGCAAAGAGGTTTTTAGGCGACGGCAGCAGGTGGAAAGAGATATATGATGAAAATTCGGATGTGATAGAGGCGGCCGCAAGAAAGTACGGCAGGGCAAGCAGCAGCAACGGCTGGTGGATATATCCCGATACCGTGCTGAAGATAAAGGGGGCGATAGCTTGACGCAGACGGACAAGATCATTTCTTATGCAAAGAGCAAGATAGGCACTTCGGAATTTGACGGCTATTGTCAGAGATTTGTGAGGTTATGCTATGAGGCGGGCGGAATTTACGGCAGTGCAGGCACGGCGACGGAGGCTTACCGCAAGTGGTGTGTTTCTGCCGATAAAAGCGATATTCCCGTGGGAGCGGCGGTATATTTTAACGGAACGGACCCGTCGGTTGGCCATGTTGCGCTGAGCATAGGCGGCGGGCAATGTATAAATCCCGCAAAGACGGTCTATGTGTGTAGCATTTCTTCCATACCCAATTTCAGGGGCTGGGGCTGGCAGGGCGGCGTGAAGCCCGAGGGCGCGGGAAACGGTGCAGGAGTGACGGCGATAGCCAAAAGGACCGAGAAAAAGGAGATAACAAGTGCGGTCGTAAAAAGTGTGACAGGCCGCGAGGGTGTTTACCGATTCGGGAAACTTTACGGTTTGGAGAGCGAGGGCGAGAAATTTTGTGAACTGCTGATAGAGAACAAGCTTATCTATGCGCCCGTTGTAAAGGGAGAGATAACCTATACCACGGAAAAAGCGGGAAGTCCGTCAAGCCTTAAATTTTGTGTGATGAAAGATGAGGTGATAGATTTTCGCGAAGGAAGCCCTGTGAGACTGAGGGTAAACGGCGAAAATGTATTTTACGGATATGTTTTTACAAAGTCGAGGACGGACAGAAATTTTATAAATGTGACGGCCTACGACCAGCTGAGATATTTTAAAAACAAGGACAGCTATATCTATGAAAATAAAAAATACAGTGAGCTTTTGAAAATGATAGCCGAGGACTATAATTTAAGGCTTGGGGATATTGCCGATACGGAATATGTGATAGAGCGGCGCGTGGAAGAGGGCACGCTGTTTGATATTTTATCAAAGGCGGCTGAACTGACGTATGAGCGCACGGGAAAAAGTTATGTGATGTATGACGATTTCGGGAAAATATGTTTAAAGCCGAGGGAAAGCCTGAAAACCGATATTTATGTGGATGAGACACAGATACAGGGGTATGATTACAGTACAAGCATTGACAATGTGTATAACAGGATAAAATTGTCCGTAGATAATGATGAAACGGGCGAAAGGGAGTTTTATGTCTTCAATGGAGCCGAAAATCAGACGAACTGGGGGTTATTGCAGTATTATGAAAGGCTGTCGGACAAGGATGCTGATGTGAATCTGAAGGGCAGGATGCTTTTGGAAAAGTACAATTTGCTTGAAAGAAAGCTGACGTTAAAAAATGTGTTTGGCGATTTAAAAGTGCGCGGAGGAAGTATTTTATTTGTGAGCATGGATCTCGGGGATATTATTTTGTCGGCGGAAATGACGGCGGAGCGTGTGATACACAGATTTAAAGACGGCGGACATTTTATGGACATTAAATGCAGCGGAAGAGGCGGTGAGTTCAGATGAATGATATTTTAAGTTTGATAAAGCGCGCGGCGGTGGAGGCCGTGCGGCAGTCATACCCACTGGAGCTGATGTTTGCAAAGGTGGTAAGGGATGAAAGTGAAGAGGGAGGTCTTTTGATACAGACCGAGCAGAAGAAGCCTGTGACAAGGGCTTTTTTTATTGAGAACAACAAACTTGACGAGCTTGAAAAGGGTGACAGGCTGGTGCTTTTGCAGATGCAGGGCGGGCAGAGATTTTATATTTTGGAAGTGATGAAAGGAGAAAGTGAAAATGGTGCCTGATGAATTTACGGGACTTAGAAATGTGGAAAAGGTGGTATTGTATCCGACTAAAACTTATGCGCTGGATATGGAAAATGACAGGATAAAAGGATATGCGGACGGGCTTGCGGCTCTTCGGCAGGCAGTATACAAAATTCTTATGACCGACAGATTTTTACATATCATTTACAGCACAAATTACGGTACGGAGCTTGACAAGATAATGGACGGGCTTTATGTGTATGCGCTGGTCGAACAGAAGATAACGGAAGCGCTTATGCAGGACGAGAGGATAACGGCTGTGCATGATTTTAATTTTACAAGGAACAAAAACAAACTGTCGGTCAGCTTTACTGTGGACACCACGGAGGGAAGCATGACGGCGCAAAGGGAGGTGTTTTAAGTGTTTGAGGATATGACTTTTGATATTATTATGAAACGTATGCTGCGTAGAGTGAACAGCGATGTTGACAAGCGCGAGGGCAGTATTATATGGGATGCGCTTGCGCCTGCGGCGGTAGAGATACAGCTGATGTATCTTGAACTGGAAACGGTTTTGAATGAGGCTTTTGTCGATACTGCGACAAGGCAATATCTGATAAAGCGAGCGGCGGAGAGAGGACTGTCACCCAAAGAGGCGGGTTTTGGCGAATTTGCGGCGGAAATTTTACCGAGGGATATTGATATTTCAAACAAAAGATTCAGCTGCGGCGAATTTAATTATTGTGCCGTTGCAAAGCTTGAAAGCGGCTTATGGCGAATGAGGTGTGAAACAGCGGGGGCGGCACCGAACGGGACATTCGGGGTATTGATACCCATTGAGTACATACAGGGTTTGGAGAGTGCACGTTTGGTTGAGCTGCTTGTGCCCGGCGAGGACGAGGAGGACACGGAGGTCTTTCGGGCGCGGTACATGGCAAGTTTGCAGAGTCAGGCTTTTGGCGGAAATGTGGCGGATTATAAACAGAAAGTGCTTGCGCTTGCGGGTGTCGGCGGTGTAAAGGTGTACAAGGCGGCGGACTGGAACGGCGCGGGTACTGTGAAATTAGTGATACAGGACAGCGAATTCGGTGTGCCGTCATCTGCTTTGGTGGACGATATACAGACGGCGGTAGACCCGATACCGAACAGCGGCGAGGGACTTGGCATTGCGCCTATCGGGCATCAGGTAACTGTGGTGGGCGTGAACGAAACGGAGCTTAATATCACGGCCGACATTACTTATGCCGACGGATACGATTTTGAGGCGCTTAAAAGTCTGATACTTGCGGAAGTACGGGATTATCTTTCGGAACTTAACAAGGCCTGGGCGAATGGCGGCATAACTGTTTTTATTATGCAGCTTGGCGCAAGGCTTCTGAATATCGAGGGCATTGTGGATATTGCGGATATAGAAATAAACGGGCAGGCACAGAATTATGTGCTTGACAGGGACAGCATTATTGATATTGCAGGGTCGGTATTCAACGGAGAGGAGCTTGGATAATGGCGAGAGAGGTACATTTAACGGGTTACCTGCCCGACATTTTACAAAAGGTCTACGAGTTTTTACAGATACACAAGGCGGAAGAGCCCGAACTGACTTTGCTTTTCGGAAAGGGCGATCTTATCCTTGACGAGTGTTTTGCAGACAGCATGGACGAATACGGCTGTGAGCGCTGGGAGAAGATGCTTGCGATAGTGCCGAAGGACACGGACACGATAGAGCTCAGGAGATTAAGGATAAAAAGTGCCTTGAACGGCGACACGCCTTACACCATGCGAAGCCTTGAAAACAAGCTTAATGCGCTTTGCGGCGAGGGAAATTTTATCTTAAAATACGCAAACGACGAATACACGCTTACTGTGGGGCTTGCGCTTGCCGCAAAAAATCAGTTTGACTATTTAAAAGAGGCGCTTGAAGAGATCGTGCCCGCGAACATAGTCATAAATGCTTATCTTATGTACAACACGCACGGGTTTTTAAGGCGTTTTACGCATGAGGAAATGGGAGGATACACACACAGACAACTTATGGAAAATGTATTGGAATAATAGCAGAAATAAGGACAACTTACAGAGGAGGAATTGGAATAATGGCAGGAATTACGGATAATTATTCTTTGATAAAACCCGAACAGGGAGATTATTACAATGTTGATGATTTCAACGAAAATGCGGACATTCTGGATGCAGCGGTCTTTGCGGCAAAACTGAAAGCGGACAAGGCGGACAGAAAGTCTGTACTTATTGCGGCGCAGAACAGCGCGGCAGATTTTAAAAATATGGCGGATCACATTTGCGCGGCAAGGGACGAAACGGTCTTTCAGGCGGCGGCAGACAGGGCTGCCGAAACGGGCGGTACTGTGTATATCGCACCGGGGGATTATGATGTATATACGCTTGATATTGACGGGGATGCAGTCTTTATCGGGCTTGGCAAGGTAAATATAACAACGGATGTAAGGGGATTTTTTATCGGTGCGGGAAGAACGGTGTTCAGAAACATCTGTTTTGTATCGAGGGGCGTTTACCTTAAACCTTTGGTCAAAAGTGTGCTGTTTGACAGCTGCCGTTTTGTGAATGATAATCCGTGCATAAAGATAGACGGCGATTATGCTTTGCCCGAGACCGTGCCTTTTATAAATGTGCACAATTGTGATTTTAAA